CCCGACCCCGCAAATAAAAGCAGTCAAAATGGCAGAGGGACCCGCTTATGAGGGGCATAGTAACGCTTAGTTTTATCACGTCTGCTTCTCCCTCCACTCCACCAACTTCTTGCCATCGGAAGCAACCCTTGTTACCTCGTTGCCACTTGCCGAAGCGATCTCAACCGACCACCTGTAAAACCCAGCCTTGAGCGTGCCTGTCGTCGCTCTAGGCACGCTGAACGACAAGGTAACATTTCCACCGCCTGCATCTGTCACCGTGCCTGCAACCGCGAAGCTAGCCCCTTCCGTTGCCCCTTCTGCATGTTCCATCCCGAAACGACAAGTCGATGTAGCAATCACGAATCCGCTAGGCAATGCGACTGTCCACTGGAACGCTCTGCCATTGGCTGATAGGTAATCATCGCCAATAAACAGTGGCCCTGTGATCTGACCTTGTGCTGTCACTGGAATCGATGATTGAATCGTGCCAGTGGTGATCAGGTCGGTTTTAGCCTTGACTTGGTTGAGTATGTTTCCTGCTTGTGTGCCTGTGTAACCCGTGGCAAGATCAGTGATCCAAGGATTACCTGATCCGCCTGCATTGTTCAGAGCATAACCTGTTGATCCATTGGTTAAATGATTCGTTAATGCCTCATCCCAAACCTTACCCGCGATCTCAACAGCCGCACTCGTTGCCAACGCCGTTGCTGTGATCGAATCAGCAGCAAAGACGCCTGCGGTTATCGCACCGTCGGCCAAAGCATCTGCGTCGATCGCATCGGTTGCAATCACCCTAGCCGAAATCGCATTCGATACAAACGCATCCTCAGGAATTGAGTTGGGCTCTGCATCATGGAGCACGCTTGCAACGTGATTGCTACCAGTTACCGCGATCTGCCTTGTATTGTTCGTGCTAATCAGCAAGCGATCTCCGAAAGACTGGTTCACGTACGTTGCGGTAGTCAACGCATTCCAAACCGCCAAGGATATCTGATCGTCAAGGCTGTTAGCCGAAAGTGCATTCGGTCCAAGTTGCGCGACCTCGCCTGTGACGTCGCCGACTAGATTGCCAGTGATGTTTCCCGTGATCGCAACCGCCCAGGCGGTCACTAAAGACAACCCATCGCTTGCTAGTTTGTAGGCAGTCTTATCCGTAACCGCTTGAGCCAACGAAACCATTCGACCATCAACCAATGCCGCCGGTATTCTCGATTGAATATCTTGCGTGTCCGTTTCGATGTCTGTTGCGGTCTTGATCGTCACCCCTGAAAGATTGAGCGTTGTCGTTGGACTGCCGACATTCGCAAGATCAATCCCTGCTTCGCCACCCGCTGAAACATCGAGCGTCCGACCGGCTGTCGTTGGCTTGAGCGCACCAAAGGCATCGGTCTGGTAATCAACTGTATCTAGTTGCACTTCGATTAACGCTGGTAGCATGTTCGCAACGCCACGGATCCTACAAGCAACCCATTCAACGCCGGAAGCCGAAGCGAAGGCCGCATCTGGAAAATCAACTTCGTAAGCACCGGCCAAAGATCCATCAGCAACGATTCCGCCTGATAGATACGTCCCGAGAGTCTTGCCTGCGACCGGTGTTACGCTCGTCCATGACGATTGGCCTTGTCTGCGATATTCCAGAACCAATCCGCTTGACGCCGATGTGACACCGCTAAGCCCGCCGCCGGTTGTGCTCGTTGTGTCTTGAATGAACACTGGCAATGATCGGCTAGTTTTTCCCTTTGTCGTTGTTTGTTTGCTCACGCTGAATAACCCCCATTCATTGCCCTGGGAAAAATAAGACCTCCGCCGCCACTCTCCACACCATCTAACACAATTCCGAGTTGAGGACATTGAGTCGTTGTGTCCACCCAAGTATTTCCAGACGACTCGGTGTAATAGAAGTCCTTTACAATTGCGTTTCGACGGGCCGATGTCCCGTAAGTGTTCAGTGAAAATCTTGTTCCTGTTGCTCCAGTAAAGGCAATAACAAGCCTATACCAAGTATCAGCGGATAAAGTGTAACTAGAATCAAATAGCTCCTGCCTGATGCCGGAGGCTTGAATTAACGATGCAGAAGTGATCTGCTTGCTTAACAAAGCAGTTCCCGCTGGTGCTGTCGAATCAGCGTATAGATTGAAAGTGACATTATTGCGAATGTCGGCGTTCACCCAAAAGCCATGTATCCGAGCACCGTATGGCAGCTTGAATCTTATCCCCTTTTCTCCACTAGTAAAAAACCCCGCAAGAGCAGAAGTCCCGTAAGAACAGCCCTCTATTACTGGCGAAACATAAGTGCCGTCATCGTATCGAAGCAACGCCCGCATATTTCTGCTGCCGATAATCGACCAACTGCCTGCCGTGTTGATCTGCGGATAATGATTCGCTGAGTAAATTTGTGTCCAGTTACCATCAAGTCCGATTCCAATCGAAGTCCCTGAATTGTAGTTTAAAGACAATCCAACTAAACCCCCCCTGGTAACAGCCGCCGAAGATGTCAATGTTGACTCGTATTCGGTGGAACTTGCTAGCGTACCTGTTATTACATTTGTGTTTGTGCCAAACAAAGTACCGCTAGGGCTTGCACTGGTGACAGTTTCAAGGCGCACATCGACGGTTGGCGAGCCAGTTGCTGTCCCCGTATACCAAACGATTCGATCAATGTTTCCTGTCTTTGGTGCTCGAAAAACGAAGCCGACCCTGCCGTTGGCTGTCAATGCGGTCGAAGTTGCAACTGCCCCGACCGAGACAAGCGGAACTTTGTTTAGGGCAGTGGGATTGATGTCGATTATTGGCATTAGAGCACCGGAGGAGCTGAGATTCCGTCCCAATTAGCAACCGCTTCAACGAACTGATTCCAGCGAAGTGCTTCAGTAGCGATCAAAGCATCTTGTTTAGCTTTTCGCAACAACGAGCCGACCTCTTGCGACACTTCGCTAATATTTGTGGACAGCCCCGCTTTTTCTAATGGCGAAATCATCCTGCGCGTTTCATTGGCAAGCGTTTCGAATCGAGCGTCTCCAAGTTCTCGGAGTGTTCGATTCACCTCTGGATGTCCAAGCGGCATACCGGAACCGCCTGCTTGAATCACTGCCCATTCGAGCCTGTTTTGCTTGAGGATTGCAATCATGCCGTCCATATTCTCCTTGCCGACGACATCGGCAATCTGAAGCAATGTCCACCGCCGTTCGTCAACGTAAAGCTCGGTCGATGCCGACAGCAAGTCGAGGATCTGCGCTGCTGTAAGATCCTGCCAATTGTCAATCCTGGTAATCAGTTCAGCCAGCATCTTTTTCCCTCGCTCTATAGCCTGTCGTCACAAAAACAATGTATTCAAGTCCACGCCAAAAACCGGAACCATCGAGGAACCAGTTAAGGTAATTACTCATGACGCAATAACGGATCGCAAATGGTGATCGATGATGCAATCCATGATGCTTAACCGACTGAAAAACGCCGACCGATTGAAGCCAACGCACCCAAGCAGGGTTTCGCTTCCTTTGGTGCCCGTAGCAATGAATCTGGTTGGCCTGAGTAAGCATCGCCATCGTCAGCCAAAGCCAATGACCGAACCAAAGGCAGACACCGCAAGCAATCGCCGCAGGAATTATCGTTGTGTAGTTGCGATGCCAATATGAGCCTTGCAGGAATGCTGTTGGCGATGAATGGTGAAGCTTGTTTGGCCCTCCGACCAGCTTGCCAACGATGGGAGTGTTCTCGTCGAAGTAGGAATCTTCGAGCCAGTGAAAAACCCCCGCGATGAAATCGGCCAAAAGCCAAGATCCGAGGATATAAGCAAGCCAAGCAATCATTCAGAACCCCTTAGCAATCGCCCAATCTCCGTTTGCAATTCCGCGATTTTAGCCCAAAGCTTTTCGCGATCGCTTCGGCACTCTTGCAGGTCTGCCCGAGTCGTTCGCTTCTCTTCGACGAATTGAAGATACTGGTAAACATTCGCCGAGGTTAAAGCACCGCAAACCGCCATCCCGATGATCACAACCAGAGAATCCTGCGTCACTTCAACACCTCGCCGATCTTATCAAATGGTAAGTAGCCTTTGTTTTCGCATTTCCGACCGTTTGCCTCAATAAGAAAATACGGGGTGATCGCAAAATTGTGATCATCGCAATAGGCCACCGTCCAGCCGTCGGCCTCAAACTTGGCTTGTTCGCACCGCTTCCACCGATCGCATGGAGGGCAATTGGGACGCGTAAAAATAATGATTTCACGCTTCGCCTTTTCGTGTCGATCGCTTGGGCTAGGTGAACTATTCGGAGATTCCGAAGAGTTGGACAACTGTCCGGGATTGCCGGAAGGTTGAACGGTCATGAAATCAATTCTGTGACTTTCGTGACTGTTCTTTCCCATCGCATCTTTGACGTTCGCAACCGCCTCAATCAGCCCATCGGTAGGGATTGGATCAATCTTATTTGCAGGTTGACCGCCGAATAACCAAACCAAAACCAAGCAACTTACAAACACGATTGGAACTCCTTTTTTACTCACAACGTTGGCCCTCGACCGTCCGAATCCGACGCGATCGCAACCAGCAGAGCAAACAAAAACAAACCTATAACGAGAATCATCCTAATGGCCTCGCTTCCGTCCAACTGATCTTCCGTGGTCCTGGTGTTGTTAGATCGCTGATGCCGACGATCGAGGTGTATTGATGCTTGCAAAGAGCGTCGATGACCGATGGTGCAATTTCGGTCCAACTGTCTTGATGACTGTTTAGACGCCAAATGTAGTTGCGGCCCTTTGAGTCTTTGCGTTTGCTGTAGCCTAGCCACGCCGTAGCGTGTCCTCCACCGTTGCGAAGGCTGACCGACTCCAAGACGCCTGATTGACTGTAAAAAGAATCGTTCCAAAGAGTGCCGGTGTGAACCGCACCTAAGCCCGATGCAAGATACTGAAAGATCGCATCGTAGGATTCTAGCCAAGTGTGACTGCGGATCTGAAACTCTTTGGCCTTGGTACGCATCGAGTCAGTGACAAGCGATCGAGCGTTGGCTGGGTACGGCGTGCGGTAGGTTAATTCCAATTCTTTGAGGAAGCCAACATCCTTTGCAATCTTCACCCCGCTGTTGATCGTAGATCCTGCGTCACGGCCTAGAAGATTGTCCAACCGCTGCGACTCAAGGTAAGCGAATAGCTGGCTAAACTGCCGATCGTTGCTCATGGAACCACTGTGCAAGGCCCAAAGATATTCGCCTGAGTTGGTCAGGCTAAAGCCTTGGCACGATCCCATGTTGCCTTGCTTGTCGTGCCTGCAAAGTGGACGAGGATCGATCTCATCAGGGGCTTGGAAGTCCCGCAAAGTAAAGGCCATCGGAGTCGCTGTATTAGCGATCTCGTCGCGGTTCTCTAGCTCTGGGTTGTAACCTGTGAATTCCATCGCTAGCCCCTCAATTCGTCAAGGTAATCGAGGACAGACCTGCACCAATCACCGATCGACCAAACCGCCGTTGCAAAAACGAACGGGACAAAAAGAACAGCGATGCTGACCGAAAGAAAGGCCCAATAAACCGCCCCCCAAAACAGGCTTGGCTTGCTGTGCTCGACCGCTGCATACCGCTGACCGCCGCCTGATTCGCCCTCGATCGGTTGGCCGTCGCGTCCTATGTTTAACCAACCCCAAAAATTTTTCTGAGCCATCTACTTAACCCTCGTTCTTTCGTTGAGTCGATCGAGATACACGATCGCTTCACGCATCGCCGACTCTTGACGCTTGACCCGCTCTAGGGCCGACTTGCCGTTCTCATGGGCCAAAGTCACCTTCCAGCGATCCTCTTGGTAGTCGCGAAGTTGGGCCTCAAGCGATCGCAACCTAACTTCCGTTTGCCACTCTCGACTAGCAAGGCCCAAGGCAAGTAGAGCTGTAATCACAAGCGAAAAGATAGCTAGGATCTGCCACAAGCTTTCGCTGCGTGCCAACGCTCTGCACTCGTCAAAAAGCTCTTGAGACTCCATGCTACCAAGCCTCCGCGATCTGACGGTTGACCTTGGCGATCTCGGATTCCTTGCCCGCGAAACTAGCTGGCAGGTCTAGTTCGTCAATGGCGCGATAGACTTTGTCCAGAGCCTCACGCTGTTTGGCCCCTGCATTCTCAGCGATAAACCGTGTCCAAGCTTCCTGATCCTTAATCGAGCCATCCTCGATCTTTTTAGCCGCCTCAAGAAATGCCGATCTATAGGCTTCCCTGATCGTTGGCAAGGTGGTACGAACTACCGCCGCGACCGCAGGCTTGGAGGGCTTTTGTTCCGTCTGCTGGTTGCCCCAAAAGGCGTAAGCGATCGCACCCGCCGCGATTATCCAAGGCAACCAGTTTTCTTTCTTTTCTGCCATCGTCACTCCGTTTCAGCCCTGCCAACGCTCCGACGCTAAGGGTATCGGAAAGGTCGGGTTGGCTAGGGCATGTGTTAATCGTCGCCATCGTCGAAAGCCTGAAATACCAAATCAGGTTCGATAGATTCGGGCAATTCGCCAGCGTTATAGGACTCAAGCAGGATCGCTTGCAACGGGACGTCTTTGTAGTTGTAAGTCGCAAGGTAGCCGTTGTCTTTGGCCCATTTCCAAGCCTTGAAAGCCAACTGTATCAGGGCAAAAATCATGGCTATCGTTGCTGGATCTAGTCCGTAGGTTGCGAAAAGCCTTCTGCGTAGCAACCGCTTTGCCTTGATCTGATTTCCGTCTGCCAAGGTGTAGCATTCAGCGAACGTTGCCTCTTGATCCTTAGAGGCTTCCTGCAGTCGTTCTAAGAAATTCATGCTGCCACCTTGCCACCGTCAATCGGCCTGATCGATTCGCCCACAATCCAAGCCCCAACAGCCAAGACCAGTTCTTGGATCTGCTGTTCGGTAAGCGGTACCTTGTCCTTGAGGACCACGACAGCGACAACAGCCGCAGCCGCCCAAAATCGCTTGCTTTTCAAAAGTCCGTCCAGTTTCATAATTTTTCACCCTCCGCCCCTATTGTGGAACGCGAAGCGAAACTAAGTCAATCACAGTTGGGAATCTTTTTGGAAATTCTCATGCAGTAGTCCCTAGCCTTGATCGCGTCCTCATGGCTTGCGGATTGCTTGTTGTCGTCGGGATGATGCAGGCTTTCGCCCCTCTCAACCCTCTCGATTAGGACCGCGATCTTCTCAAGCGATCCTGGCCGTGCTGACGTTGGAGTAGTGCAAGGAACCTCTTGGTAGTCGTAGTCGAAACCGACAGCAGACTTGCTGTTGTTTCGGCATTTGGCGTAGCGACCAGTCACTTGATCGCCTCCAACGTCATTTTCGCAACCACCTCAGCCACCTGCGGAACAATCGCATTGCCTAAGCATCTAAGTCGGTCCACCCGGGAGGGAACCCCATGAGCCACTCTACCCACTGCGGGTTCAACTGCCCACCAACTACTTCGCCCAAGTTTGACTTCCCGCGATCGGTTGTCGAGTCTTTGTGCATAAACGCTCTCGCTGTTGGCCACATCTTCACCGCATCGTTGATCGTCGTTTGCTTTTGTGTTCCCGTGTAATGTTTCTTCGCTGCTGGATTCGCTGATGCTCCACGGTTGCCGCAATTCGCATCTGGCGTTGGCCATCTCTGAGGGATCTTTCCAGTCGCAATCTCTGCTGGTTGTGGCATCCTGTTTGAATTCCGAACACTTTCGGATCGTACGCTCATAGTTGCAGTTGGTGTTGTCAGCCATACGTTGTACTCCGATGATGAACACCCTGTCCCTGATATGCGGGGCACCAACGGCGGCAGCCGGTAGGCAATGCCACTGAGCATCATACCCGATCTCGGCCAGCGTCCCGAGAACTCTATCCATCCCCCTAGTAAGCAACGCTGCCACGTTCTCCAAGACAACTGCTCTGGGTTGGAGTTCTCGAACCAAGCGAACGGCCTCGAAAAACAATCCGCTTCGCTCTCCGGCCAATCCTGCCCCTCGTCCGGCGTAGGAAATATCTTGACAGGGGAAACCGCCGATGATGCAATCGACTCTTTCAAGGTTGTCTGAGTTGCATTCTCGGATGTCTCTTTCGCGGTGGACTTTCGGCCAGTGCTTTTCGAGGATCTTCGTCGCGTAGTCGTCGATTTCAACTTGCCATCGACATTCAAGTCCTGCTCGTTCAAATCCAAGATCAAATCCTCCAATGCCTGCGAATAAACTTCCAAATGTTAAAATGTTCACTTCCAGAACTCCAAAACGACCGCACTGATGCCCTTGTCGTGAAACACACTGACTTCGTTGAGTTGACAAACTTCCCAGTGGTCGCCCTCGATCAATCCCGAATCGACGATGCCGTCTAAGTAGGGCTTGCACTGTTGCAACATGTTCACCGTGTCGCGTCGTCGCATGTCTGGAACGTGAATGGTGTAGGACATTTCAAACGCCCCAACAATCTTTCCATGCTCTGCAACCGCTTGACGACCAAGTAGGCAAGCATGTTCCCGCATCGCTTTAATCGGCCCTGCCTTAAATCTCCAGTGGCCCTTGTTGTGACTGTGAGTCGCAAGTGGAAACGGAAGCGTAATTTTGATCCTAGGTCGGCTCACTTTGTTTCCTCGATGTAGGGGGCGAAATGTTTTGATTTAATTCCATCGGGAACACCATCAACAAAAACAATTTGACGCGTTTTATTGAAGTGCTGAACCGTAAAAACCACTCCCGACCTACAATCAACCACCTTCTCGCCGACCTCGAACTTGTTGCGACGAAGTGCGAAATGCTTGACGACACACTTAGTATCAATGCAGGTTTCCGGTATCTCGTCGATTGTGTTGGTCGTGTCTCCACGTCGCAATGTTTCGCCAACTTCTACCCATCGCCAACCATCGGGGCATCCTAGAGGGTGCTTGACTTCCCCGGTGACTTCCCCGGTACCTTCCCCGGTGGCTAGTTGTTCTGCTTCGCTTTTCTCAACCAACTCAATCAGCCAATCAAAATAATCCTTGCCCTTGCGTAGATCCTCGATGCCGTTTTTGCCTTTCTCACGCCAAAGATACTTAAAAACGTTTCCCTTGAGGAACCCGCGAAACTCTTCAGGGGTCAAAATCTGTTGCATGGCGTCGATGCACTCGATCGATCCTTGGTTGTAGTGTGCTGGTTTGTTTACTGCGTCGCTCATGTTAGTTTCCTTTCGTGTTAGTTGTTAAGTTGATTTGAATTGGCTTTGGCTTGCTAGCCTTTTCCATGTACTCTTTTAATTCATCCCTCCAGTTGGGATGACGCATGTCGTAGTATCGGCGATCTACAGCACTCAATATTTCCCTCTCGATCCGCTTTGTCTCAAATTCCTTGATAGCTTGGTGAATTGCGTCAGTCATGCTACATCTCCTAGAGGGGAACAGTACGCTAAAACAAATTGCTCAAATCCGTACTTCTCAATGTACTGATTTATTGATTCGTCAGTCAAACGGACTTCCACAATATACCAGCGACCTCCATTTCTTCTAATAAATTTTGTAGGCGGCCCGTTTGTGTGCTGGCCTTCGGTTTGTTCTGGATGATTGAATTTACTGACACGAATTTGGTACATTATTTCGATTCTCCTTGTCGGTAGCTCGTGCCAAAATGCAATTCACTTGCATGCAGTATCGGCGTCTTTAACCAAGCCGCCGCGAACGCCTTCAAGAACTCCTCGCTTAGCAACACTTCGCGGATTGCTTGCTGTATTTCCTCCTTCGCCGTTGGTCCAGGTCTGTGCTCTAAATCCACTTCATCGGGTTGCGCCCAAGCGACCCTTTTTCCGCATTCGCTAACGCACAACAAACCAGCATGTCCTAGCATCGCTCGAACCACAAGAACCGTTATTTCGCTTGCGTCATGCTTAAACCTGATCCTATCACCGATTCTAAATTCCATCTTTTCTTTTCTCCTGTGCTATCCACTTGGTTGTTACGAACCCTAAAAGCTTGGCACGATACCAAGATGCCTTTTCTTGTGCAACGCTTAACCGCTTGATCAGCCGATCGCTTTCCCGCCTCAGGTCCCGCAAAACTGATCGTGTTGCCGTGAGTTCTTCGAGTGCTTCACCAAGCTGAGCTTCGAGGCGTTCGATGCGTTGATTCGATGCGAGGTACTTGTCGCGGTAAATCGCCAACTGTCTTTGCGTATCATCCATTGCCGTACCTCGTTTGCTTGTATGCTCGATCATGGTCTTCGAGGATCTGCTTTAGTTCCGCTTGAAACTGCCCATCGGTGATTTCATTTGCTTTACGTCTAGCACCTAGGTCCAATGCTCTCTGGGTGTAGACTCTCCAACTGACCCTGCTGTATTCTTTGGGCGTTTCCTCTCGGTCACGAATCATATCCATCGCTGTTGCTTTGCGTCTGTCGGCCCGATCCTTAAAGACCACGCCGCGAAGGTGCAAAGCGAAGTCGCAAAGCTCTAGGTACGCTGGCCGAGGTAGTTCGTCTTTTGACCATCGGTAAATAACGCTGATCGCTTCTTCGGTCGTAACGTCCCGCAGCGTCAACTGCCAAGCGTCAACTGTCTTAACCGGGTCGATCGATGCCGATTTCATCCAAGTTGCCAACGCAGGAAAATGGATGAACGCGATCTCTTGGAAGAATAGCCGGTTTTCTTCTGGGCTCATGTTGCACCTCCGAACATCCGTTTCATTGCCTCTGCTGGTGTTTCCTTGCCCGTTGGCTTGGTAGCTTGGTCGATCTTCGCCTTGGCGATCTTGTCGAAGTCGTTTTCGACCTTCAAAAGATTCTTGGCCTGCTTGCTGATTGAGAACTGCAAATCCGCGATCGCTTTTTCCTGGCCCCTGGAATGGAGCTCCATGATCCAGGTTTGCTGCAGCGTTGCCGGTGGCTTCTTGCCTGAATCCTGCCAACGCCAATCGAGCCAGCGAATGAACCATTCCCGCATGTAGTCCGGTACGATGACGTCTTTTCCGATCAGTCGATTCGGATCGTCAGCAGGGAGAGAGAGAGAAATAGTATTTTCTTCTTCTCTTCTCTTCTCTTCTCTGGTCCCCTGTTCCGTCCCGCTTTTGTCCCCTGTTGTCGGGGACAAATTGGGGGACACCCTGGAACGCTGAGAAGCCTTCTTTTTCTGGCCTTTTGCACGTTCTTTGGCACTTTTCGACAAGTGAACCTCGTACCCGGGAATCGAAATCATGTCGCTTTCAATGTCGAGCCAGCCGACCGAAATCAGAGCATCGGCGAACCCGTCCCGCCCAGCTACCCTGTCGAGTCCCTTTTTTGTCCCCTTCACTTGGGGACAACTTGGGGACATATTCAGGTCAACCCAAAGCCAAAACGCGACAAGATGACCGACCGCTTCAAAGTGGCTTATGTCCAGTGCATCGGCCAACAGCATGACCTCGGGCTTGTTAAGCAACCCGTGTTCGATCTTGATCCAATCACCTGCCATCGATAGCCTCCTTGCATTGGTCGCAAATAGTCGATCCGGACTTTACATGCTTAGCTTTGAGCGCGACAAAACCGCATTTTATGCAAGTGTGCCGCTTCTCATGGCATCGCCTACAAAGAAAAACTAAGTTCTCTGGAGGATCATACTCACCCCATTTGCAGTACCTTATATGATGCGGATCAACGCCAGACTGCGATTTGCAATCCTCGCAGATCCCTTTCGACCTAGATCTAACCAAAGCGACCGTTGCCGCAAATTGTGGGGTCTTTAGGTATTCAGCGTATGTTTGATACGTCATTTCCTAGGCTCCATTTTTGGGAGTCTCATGCCTGGGCTATCAAGGCCAAGATTAGCTTTCAAGTAGTATGGAACCCCCTGCTCTCGGCATTGATTCACAACATCAACCACCCAATCAAACTCAGGCGCAAACGGCGGAATGTACCCATCATCCGGTTGCGTAGTGCTCGATTGCGCACCGATCACCATTAGATCGCACCATTCGATGTCGTTGAATTTTACCGGCTCTAGCATCGGCTCCAGGCTTATCCACTTAACGCAATCAGTCCTGAACGATTGCATGGCCTTTTCAACCCTAACAACGTCAGACTGCTGGATTACGCTCGAACCATACCAAGCTCGCTCTAGTAATGGCATCCTGGAATACCTAGCTGGCCATTTCGTCAGGAACATATACTCCCACTCTGGAGCGTCTTGGCAAGCATCGAAAACCGATCTGATCCATTCATCGGGAACCCACTTCCCAAACAAGTCAGCCATCGAGCAAACAAAGACGCGACCGCTTGAACCGCCGCCATCTTTAGGCTTTGGCATGTTTTTCGGGGCATCGAGACGATATGGATGAAACGTAGGCTCAAACTTATTTGGGTAATAGTCGGCCATTCTCGATGAATGAGCGATTTCTCTTGCGTAGCAGAATTTGCAACCATGCTCGCAACCAGTCACCGGATTCCATGTGTAATCAGCCCAATCCACCGAATCATTCGTCTGGTTAAAAACGACCTTCTTAGGTAGCGGTATCTTCGATTCGACACCTTTCGCAGTCACGATGGTTGTAAATTGCGAATCGTCAACTCTCGTAGGTTTTTCGACAGGTAAAGATTTCTTTTCCTTTTCTCGTTTGCTAGCCTCTTTGTATCCTTGCTCTAAAGTAATCGACCCATCCTTAACCTGCTTGGCAACGTCAGGTGCTTGCTCTGCGATCCTTTGAGCCTTATCAATAGACCGACCGCTAACGCCGACCTTTTCAGCAGCAATATCGCGGGACTGACCGGCCTCAGGAAATATTTCCTTAGGCCTCTCGGTGTACTGATTAAATCCTTGCTCCATTCGCTTCTTGGCCTCAATCGATTCGTGCTCTTTCCATGCGAGCGCAAACATAGACCTTTGCCCTGTCGTAAGATGCCGCCTTGCAATGTTCTTAGACCATGAAACGATCCAAGGATCGGTTTTTGTAACCTTGAATCTGACCTCAACCTTACCCAGGTAGCAGGCCAATAAACGATTCCTGCCATCGATCAAAAGGCCATCCTCGTTTATCAATAAATCCTCTTGCAATCCGTTTTTCCTGATGTCCTCGTTTAACGCTTCGCGATCCTCTTCGCAGATTGAAGGAACTTCGGAACAAGCTGGATGGATGCCCGTAATCTCTGGGTAGTGAATCAAAATATCTTTAAGCTCTGGAAGCATTGTTCAATTCCTTTTCAGTTAGAAACAGCCTGTTGATATTAAAAACAAAATCAGATTGATGGTCGCGATAGCTTGCCATGCCCAACCCGTTTGGCCACCAACTACCAGCTTTATCAACGATCTTCTTGCTAAAGTCCCTACTCCAAACCTTGGGTATTGAAAGAAGATAGGCCCATTGCGACGCATCACCTTCGAGCCAAAACAAAACCGCATCATGGTTTTTCGGGAGCACTTCGCAAAGTGATTCGACATACCAAAACCACTTCTTGCGATCCTCAAGACTTACACGCTTCGCACCTCCGACATTGCAACCCAAAGTCACAAGGTAGGTCGTGTGCGAGTTCCATGAACTCAAGAAAGGTTGAGTCAATGGAGTTTGGTCAACGCAGTTAGGATCGCAATGCACAAACGCCGCTTGATTGGAAAGCATCTTCGGCATCACGAACAATCTCGAATCCTGGTTGTGGATCGTAAACCACTGGTCTCTACCAGGAACAAACGCCGTGTTTGAATCCAAAAGCTCGAATGAGTGCGGGCTTTGCTCAAAGACCATAAGTCTCGCATTGCTCTTGCGCTCTATAAGCCATTGGCAATGCCGATGCAATATCTGAGGCGAAGCGTCGTGATGCTCCGTAACAACACCATCACCACCGCAAAGATCGACCACTAAAAACGGATTAGCTTTGCATGGCACGCTCATTGATCTAGTCGATAGAACGCCGACTATCTTTCCTACCATGCGATCAAGAATCATGTGCTTTACAGGTGTCCTAGACGACCTGCCAACATTTAACGGCCTAGCCATTATCAAAACCTCGATTCTAAAATCCCTCCCGCCATCGTTTTGACCGCCGATCGTGCGAATGCACAAAGACACGACAGCGGGAGGGTTGTATTCGTTTTTATCGGCGGTCAGTCCGATGCGATGTATTTTACACTATAAAGAAAACGGTTGGAATATCATCGGCTCCGCACATTTGCCGCATCTCTCCGAACATTCGGATTCGACTCAAGCCAACTCGGTTTTCGCGGTCCCTTGCCGTCGGGATCATGCCCAATACGGAAATGATGCTCACGGCAAAGGGTGATCAGGTTGTCCTCGACAAGCTCCAAATCTGGCCGCTGGTGAAATGGGACGATATGGTGGACGTTGAGGTTCGCCGTTGATCCGCACGCTTCGCAGCGAGGATGCTTGCGTACAAAGTCGGACCGCACCTGGACCCACTCGCTGGACCTTGGCCCCTCGTAGGTCATCCCGTCGTTGGACTCTAGCTGCTGGTCGAAGGGTTCGAGGGGGATTCGCTTGGATTCCTGATGCCAGTGGAATACCGGAATCGTAATAGCACACATCACAAGCCAAAACATAAACCATTTATCTCTCAGTATGGAATTGCTCATTCCGTCACCTCGATTCCGAAGGGGGTGCCGTCTAGCCTCTCAAAAGAATCAAAAGCTTCCTTTAGTTTCCAATGACTTAGGCCAATTTGAAAACCATACGGTGTGATCCCAATAAAAACGCCCTTACTTTTGTGATCGACTTTGAGACGCAACGGGAAGCCAAGCAACTGTTCAGCTTCAGTAGGATCGTTAAACGGTCGATACTGCTTTGGCTTCTCGATCTTGCGGACGATGACAAGCTTTACGCCAGATTTCCTACCGAGCGTCCACTTTTCGATCTTTCCTTCGTTGTTGACGAAATATTCACCCTCACTTGATTCGCGAAACGCTACCAACTCCCAACCGTCTGGTATTCCTTCGATGCTCATTGTTTATCCTTTCGCTCTTGTGCCTGCTGATCTGAGTACCCGCCCTCGTAACGCTTCGAGAGCTTGAATTGGTTCATCGCTTCGATATAGGACCGATCGACGCCTAGGACCTGAAACGCCGCTTCCATGTAGAAACAAAGATCGCCAAGTTCCTCGATGATGTTCTCTCTGTCCAACGGTTGCCCATCGAAGACATGCTTTCGCACCGCGTCGAGTAGTTCCCCTGCTTCGCCTGCGATGCCTATGGCAGCGTGAAGAAGTTCGCATTGCTCAGGTGTGGGTTTGAAGTCTTTGAGCCGAGGGGCGTCTTCGGCCATTGCGTATAAGCCTTGGTGCTTGTTGTAGATCGTCTGCTTTTTTGCAAGATCAAGAGCGACTGATTGATACACGACAAGATTTAATCGACGCTGTAGAACAGCCGCCTTTTCCGGTGTCATCTCCGCCGCGATCAACTCGCCGGACTTAAAACGGGATCGGACAAATTCTGAGTAGTTCA